AGTAGAGTCCACAGCCACAGTATTTACCGTAGTATCAATACCATCGCCTGCACCGACATTAACTGTTACCGTCCCAGAAGTGCCTCCACCACCCAAGCCACTACCAGCCGCTACTGCTGTGATGTCACCTACGTTAGAGGTGTAGCCATTAGGATTACTAGCAGCGTAGTAACCAGCACTCGCGTGGTCTCCAATCTCTACAACAGCTTCGGTGCCATCATTTTTCTTGATGTACATCTTACCGTCATAAGTATTGATGGCAACTTCGCCAAGTTCAAGTTGAGAAGTAGTAGGTGTAGCGCCCGAAGTATTCGAGCGCTTTAATTTAATTGTCTGTGCCATATGGCTCCCCTAAACCTGCGTATATACGCTAGAGATTAAATTTATTTTAGAATGTTCCGCCGTCCATTGCACCTGTATAAGTGCTTCCAAAGTTTGCGGCAGTTAATAGTACGGAAGTTGCACTTCCATCGCTTACAGTCCAGTTATCGTTGGTTTCGTTCCAAAGTAAAGATACATTTGTTGCAGTACCGCGTTCTACCTCTAGACCTGCATTTGCAGAAGGAGTGCCCGCTTCGTCACTGTTCAGTGTCATAATAGCATCGCCAATGGCAACAGTATTAGAGTTAACAGTAGTAGTTGTACCATTTACGGTAAGATTACCAGTAACAATAACATTACCTGAAGCAGTCATATTAGCCGCAGTAATATCATCAGAGCTAAGAGTACCATCTACAGATACGTTGTTGAACGTTACGTTCGAAGTAGTAGCAACTGCCTGACCAATGGAGATTGCTCCGTTTGAAACCGAAACACCGGTACTACCACTGATAGCTGCTCTAGCTCTTGCAGTAGTGTGGTAGAGGTTAGTTGAGCCTTCGCTTAAGTCGTCGGTATCAGCCGCTGCTAGTTTTGTATCAAATACATTACCAGCCGCTGTATTATTATATTGAGTAATAGTACTAGAGATTGTACCAGTAGTACTATTATATGAAATACCTGTACCCGCAGAGATACGTGCACGTACTTCACTAGCGCTTGGGCCTGAATAAGTAATTACACCAGTAGAGTTATTGTAAGATAAAGAACCGTCTCCACCAGAATCATTACTAACAGAAATAGCTCCGCGAGCATCGCTGTCTGCATATTGTGCTGCCGCAGTAAGAACTAGCTTACCATTGGCTCCGTCAGCAACAGTAATATTACCATGTCCAGCATGCTTTAATATTGTATCTACACGAGTATCCACTCGAGCATTTGTAAAATATAGATTAGTACCTTCGCTAAGATTACTCGTAGATTTTGCAGTAAAACCTGCGTCTACTCGTGCATCTGCTCGCGCTTGAGTATAGTATAAGTTAGTATTTTCAGTAATTCCTGAGGTATTTAGCGTTATATTTGCGGAACCGTTAAACGAAGTACCGGAAATAGTACGGGCATTTTGCAGAGTTGTAGCTTGGGTTGCCAAAGTAGCAGTAGCAGCATTTCCTGAAGTATCTTGATTACCTGAAGTATTAACACCAGGAAGATTTATATTAGCAGAGCCATTAAAGCTAACTCCACCAATATTTCTAGCAGTGGCAAGAAGAGTAGCTGTACTAGCATTACCGCTTAAAGTTGCTGTGATTGTACCTGCTGAGAAGTTTCCTGAACCGTCTCGGAGTACAAGCTTGCCAGCAGTATTTGCCGAAGCTGCACCATCAATAACACCAGTATAATATTGACCACCAATAGCAACAACACCTGTACTGCCATCAGGGTGTCCAATAAATAGCTTATTACTATCTGACTTGCCTGAATAAGCTAGTTCACCTGCGGAAAGGGTTGAAGGGGTTGTAGTAGAGGTACTACGTTTAATTCGAATCGTTTGAGCCATTTAGGGTCTCCGAGATTAGCCTTAAAAGGCTCCTGCGTCAAGCGTGTCTGAGTCTCCACCAGCTGAGCCTACCATTATAGGCACCCACTGGAACACTCCACCACTTGTTTCGCGATATATTTTTAATTCATTGTCGTCAGGGTCGTACCAAGTATCTCCTTCCTGGACATTTGTACCTGTAGGAGTTTCCGTCGTACGAAAATTTTGATCTGCTACCTGCTCTAGGGCTGCCTGCAGGTTTGTTGCTGTTACTGTTCCATGAGGGTTAAATGCAATACCGGAAGCACTTGTTAAGCCAATAGCAATGCCCCTAGCCTCTACTAAAGTAATATTTGTACTAATATCTAACGATACAGACTCTGCCGAAGAGTCTGTAATAGTCGTAGTAAGATCAGATACAGCAATATTAGTAGACACTATCGTGTAACTCCTTGATTAAGGGTAACTGAACCGTGCAATAGTTTTTGTACAACAGCATCACCTGCTGTAAAAATCTCTAAATCATATTGATAACTGCCTGCTGATATCTCATTCGAAGTAGTATTTGACAAACTCAGCTGAATTTTACCGTTTGCGGGGGTAGGAATAGTGCACGTAAACGTAGCCGTTAAAGTACTTGAAGACTTAGTAGGTCTTAGCTGAGCACGCGCAGAGTACCCGGTCAGGTCTTTCACTGTTCCGGATTCAGATACTGTAAACTCTAACGCAAAGTCGGACCCTTGGTCGATGATTAGGTTGTAGCGGGCTGCTTTCATATGATTTCCTCCATTACAGAATTATATCTAAGTTGACATTCTATGTCAAGAATTATTTTTAAGGTGGTATGGCTAGAGCGGGTCTAGCCATGCGTACTGCACATCTTCTCCCTCTTTAGGGGTTGCTACAAAAAAGTAAAGCACAGTCTCGTCTCCTGCCTTACTCTGCCTCAGGCTCTCTATAGCAACATTGGAGGCCGGGGAGCCTCCTGTTGTAATTGTTTGATGTATTACATCCACACCATCTGTCGTTGTGTAACCTATCTTAATAATCATTATACTATACTCTCCAAACTGAATGATCCGATGCCTACATCAATAGTATAGCTAGTAGGGATCACAATTTCATTTTTTATGCGAACTCTAAAATCGGTCGCGGTTGTTGTTTTCGGTAAAGTCATGTTTAGCGTGTGTTGAAAAGACTTAACAGTACCAGTTACATGGTCGGCACAATGAATGGTACTATAAGTTGAGTTAAAGTATGTACCAGTCACCCACGCTCCTGCACTCTGAAAAAATCCTTCACTATAGTATAGATCCTCTCCTGCAGAATACGTTATAGAAGCGTCTGTATGCACAATATAAGTTCTATTAGTTGCTGAGTCATACCAGGCAGCTATTAGCTCTCCTTGAGTACCAGACCCAGTAGTATTTTTGCCCAAGGCCCCACTAGTTCCCAGCTTGTTTAAAACATTGCCTGAAATATATACTTCTTCTAGTGACAACCCTCTGCCGAGACCGTCTGCAACTACTTCTCCTATCAAAACGCCTGTTGCAGCTTTGGACTTTCTCTCAAGCGTTACACTGAATTTCATAGTTTGAGTGCTTCCAGTGTTGTTAGAGGCCGTACCGGTTATAACCCCAGTTATTTTTGGGGCTTTTGCCACTGAAGCAGGAGCGGGCAGGCTAAACTCGTGAATAGTCTTACTTGTATTTAAGGTACTAGGGACGGTGTGGTCTCCTGAAGAGTATCCTACAAATGTTGTCATGTACTCTTCACTAAAATCACCTGACAGCTTATCTACAGTAAGAGAGCCTGCTGTCAGCTCGCCTGCGAAAGTACCTGTAGCACCAGTAATACTACCGGAGAAAGTACCAGACGTGGCGTTCAAGTTACCTGCCATATCTACTCGGAAAGGCGCACTTGCGAAAGTAGTATTACCAAGAGACAACCCGTCTGAAGTAACTTTTAAAACGCTGCCATTTTCTCCTCCTAACTGAATAGGCGTATCAGAAGTTCCAGCCATTGTAGACCCAGGGAGCCTGTAGAGATTACGCATTTGTGCATTTGAAATTGGATCATTAAAAAACTTAATCTCAGTAAACTGACCTACAAATTTATTAACTACCGAGGGTGATGCCTCTGTATTTACACCAAAAACAATAGGACGAGCATTATCTGTAAGGGGCGTATACCCTGTTTTATTAAATATCTCTTCACCGTCTAAGAAGAACTTGAAATTAGTTCCATCATATACAATACCTGCATGGTGCCATTGATTTAACGTTATTGCATTAGTCTTAACTACTGCTGCTCCAGTACCTGTAGCTTGGAGCTTCAGATTTTGAACACCATCAGCTGCTTCGTTCTGGCCCATGTACATAGCCCAATGGTTGTTATTATCTCGAGTAAGTAGTCTAGCATTACCACTGCCGCTACTAGAGGTGGACTTAAACCAATAACTAGCAGAGAAGCCTCCGGACTCAAGTGCATCAGCTTGTGAGTCTGACAAAAGTAACATACCATCATCGTTTACAAGGCTGTTACCAACAGGAGATTGTGTAGAAACAGTAGGAGCTGTTCCAATGACTTCTCCGTGCACTCCTGCAACAGTTTCTGTTATATAATTACCATTAACACTATTAGAGGGCCAGTAGTACGCTAAGGCACTATCGTCTGACTCTATAACTGTTTTAATGCTTGTATTTATAGTATTCAAAGGAGTATGTACAAAACCTCCACTATCCTTATGAACGCTGCTGATAATAACATCATTAACAGTATCTATTCTAATATTTGGTATTCTGATCGATGCGCTAGATACCGAGAAGGTTTCGTGCGCTTTATCTAACTGTAGCAAAGTGTTGCTTTGTATACTAACTACTCTGCCCAATACGAGAGGGTTGTCTCCTGCTCCTCCAGCTACCAAATCCCCTACCTCTAGTTCAGTTGTAAATGCAGTGCCTGAGCCGAAACAGTAAGAAGACCCTGCCGCTTTAGATATAGTACCGCTTAAATCAGAGCCCCACCGATCTGTAGCATTGCCTGTTCCTGCATCATACCAATACTGCACTCCATGAGTCGTATCATCATAAAGCTTAACCAGCTTTAAGCGATCAGACGAATCTGAAGAATCTAAAAGAATATAGTATAGACTTGATTCAAAAACACTTCCGTCTCCTGGTGTAAAAGTAATTACCGGAAGGTCTGAGCAATCTTGTTGCCACAAAGCCGCTGTGGAAGAGTTGTTTGTAATAGTAAGAGCATTGCCTCCAGGCTTCATAGTGTAGACATAATCTTCAAATTGATATAACCCCGAGAGATCTACGAAACTACCTACATCTATGGTTCCTCCAACTATCACACCATATGGATAGCGTTGCGCTTTAGCCGAGTATTTACCCACCCCTGTCGTGGTAATTAACGTTGGCTTAGATTTATTATCAAGAGTATTTAGAGTTCTTAAAGCAAAGTTAATAGTGCCTTCAGGTATTCCAGAAAAAGAAGCACTCCTAACATCCTTACCAAATCTCATAGGAGAACGAGTCCCCGGAATATCATGGTGAAGCTCATAGCCTGACAGAAACTCATAATAATTAGAAGCGCCTCCATCAAGTGTTGTTTGTGTATTCCCAGTGGCGGGTGCATCAGATTCTGCAACAGTCGAAGAAGTAGCTAGTGTAGCAGGAGGAGCCCAGAAGAGTTGTACTGTTTGTCCTGCTTGCTCACTGGAAGGGGATATAGTGCTATAAAAGTTAGAAACTTTCGGCACAACATCCGTGGAAGTAATTCTAGGTAATACAGGGTCTGCAATATACGTTGTGAAGTCTGTTTCAATGGCAGAAAACTTTTCATCGTAATGTGCGACAGCAATTATCTCATAAGTATTTTTCTCCGATTCATTTACAGCCAAAATCTTATAAGCCTGAGCGGAGCTTGCAACAGTTGCTCCACTGTTGTCTGTCTCTTCAAGTACCCATATGTGTGATTTAGTTACTGCCCCTGTGAAAGCTTCGCTAACAGTTAGTGCTTCTATACCTGAGCCTGCGCTAGTAGTAACAGTTCTCTGCTCTACAGTAGTATAGTCTGACCATGTCAATAAAAGTGCATCTGTTCCGTCTGCTGTTGCTTTTGCGTTTACAGAATCTGCTTCACTGTCTATAGCTTGGAGAGTATAAGTACCGTCTCCATTACTATCTATGAAGGCACTTTTGATTAAATCTCCTCGAACATAATCGACAGAGTTAATTGTTGCACTATCCTGTGCAAGAAAAGCAGAAGGCTCTATAAAAACTACGCTTAGCTTATAAGTAGAGTTTGCAATCAAAGCAAGAGGTGCATCAAGGGATACCGTATTATTTGTATATGAGATCTGTTGGTCATTGTAGACCCGTAGAGTAGAATCTAAGCGTCCTGACCAAGGCTGTACAGAAGTATATTCGCCTGCAATAGCAGCGCCTTGTAGACCGTAGCCTCCTAAGTTAGCGCCTCCCCAGGCATTTGCTTCTACTCCTGACGCGTCTGTAGTTGTTGCATCTATTATGAGGCGCCCATCAATCCATAGACGTCCTCTACCCGGAGCCGCAGGGTACGCCTCCCATATAACTGTATGGAGGCCTCCGTCAAATTCAGGAATAGTGCTGATCGCTACCTTTTCACAAATTGCTAAACCAGAGGTAGCTTGTGTGGTCGAACTGCCCTCACTAAATCTATATACTAGCTGAGGCGTTCCACTGTTCTCCAGCACGCCTACAAATATTCCTCGACCAGTGCCGCCTTTTTCAAATAAGCACTCATTTTGAGTGAATGTGGCAGGGAGTACAACATCACAGGCCATAACAACAGGATCATCATAGTCGGTGTTAGCCAGCCCCGTAGCTTGCTCAGCGATAGTGCCTGCAGGGAAGGTCTGAGATAGAGTAAGTGCCTTTTCCATGTTATTAGACAATCTGCCACTATACCTTACATTATTTTTATCTGCGTCTTGTACATTTACAACGTCTCCAGGGAATAAGTAAGCCCCGTTTAAGCCTGTTGCAAACTTTACCAACTCTGTCTGATTGGCGGCAGTCCATAGCTTCCATCTACCGTAACGAAGAGCCTGGCCCTGAGAGGCACAGCCAAATGCAGCAGCATCCTGGCTTATAATTTTACCTGTTTTAGCAATATTAGCTCTGTCTTCTACAAGCAGCGGCTCTAACTTATAATCGTTGTCTGGATTATTCCAGCTTACAACTACTTGGTTAACCCTAGTTTTACTACCAGTACCTTCATAGTTAAAGCTTCCATCTATAACATTACTTTTTGAAAAGTTATATACCGGGCCACTAGGCGCATCTTGTATAGCTGTTATTTGTCCATCTATAAAGTACAGTAGTGAACGAAATGTGGTCATCATATCTTTTAAGATCTTGAATGCGTCAGCTTGTTTTGTAAGGAATATATTAGAAGTAAAACGAGGTTCATAGCCGCCCTTACCATCTAGTACTAACTCATCGCAGTATCTGCCTATTCTATACAGTTGATAAATGTCAATATCGCTCTTTGAAAGAAAATCTCCAAGCCCATATCTATTGTTTACAAGTATATCATAAAACACCCAGGCAGGGTTATTTGTATACACCAAAGTATCTCGGAAAGAACCGTCCCAGTCTTGATAATCGCTTTGAACTACGCCATTACTATCTCTAGTATAGACTGCCTGATTTGTCCCGTTCTCCTCTCTTGTTACATAGTTAGAAGGCACTCGTACCATAGCGCCTCTAAGATGGTAGGATCTTTTGGGCATATTTTGAAATTCTTTTGAACTGAAACTTACTTTTGACATCGCCGAGTAAGGGTGGCTCAACTTCTCCTTAATTATAGCAGTTGTAGAGGATAAAGAAGCCAAGGTTTGATTTTGCCAATCCTTTTTTCTAATACCATTTTGATCGTGTCCATCATTCTGGTGATCTGTTTGTCTGCTGATTATAAACTTAAAATCAGACAGAGGCTGGTATTGGGCCATATCGACTACTATATTAAAAGATAAAGCACTTTTACTTTTGGCCGTATGAATTAAGTTATCAAATAGGGCAAACTTCGGATCAAAGTCACTCTCGCCAGGTCTTTTTATAGCAAGCTCAACCAAATACTTAACACCCGTGTGTTTCTCATCACCACCTCCGTCAAGAGCATAAAGAGAGGCGTACTTCCAAGTTATACGAGCTTCGTCGATTTCTCGCAACTGTGAGGAGGTAAGATTAAAACCAGACGCTGACCCTCCAATTAACTCCTTAGGAGCTTGGGCGCCACTCCCTTGATCATCGCTATACCCTGTGGTCCACTCTATATTACCTCCCGCACTGGGGGTGTTTGATATAGCTGTGGAGCCTTCGCCGCCTTGTCCTGTAAAAGGCGTCTGATCTCTGGTGCCTGCTCTGAACTGCGTCTGTACTCCTCCGTAAGTAGTCAGAAGAGTGTCTTGAACGTTGGCTATATCATTTTTCAGCCCTCCAGTAACATCAAAGCTATAACTACCTGAAGTATCTGCCCAAGCATCAGCAAGTGTTAGGGTTTTGTTGTTAATACTGGCAATTTCTACACTTCTATCAACAAATAATTTATAACTCCCAAGTGCCATTTCAAAACCTGAGTTAACTTTGCCACTTCCCGGCAAGAAGAATGCACTTGATTGATTTCCACTACCCCCAGATGTAGTGTAGGTTAGCCAGCCTGCTATAGGAATTCTGAGATCTTCGCTGTCTTTTGCTGTTGGTACTAGGGTGGCGGCTACATAAGAAGCGGGGCTATATCTTTGGGCGCGGGTAGTAAAATAGTTGGCGAGTATTGAGCTCGCTCCTCCGTCTACATCCAATTGTCGAGTGTTTCTGGGCCGGCCTCGTACCGCGCCGCTTAGTCGGGAAACTGTAACCGCTATAGGGCCTGCTATTTCTTTTACTATTAGGTACTTCTTTCCTTCCGCCTCTAATATCAAGTCATCAGGCGCATTACTACTAAGTGTGGCGGTTGTAGATCCATTAGTAAGAGCCACACTTATAGGCCCGTCTGCAGTGGTTAGGGTAGTTTCTGTATCCGGAACAGCTCTATCATCATTTAAGAAAATAGAGAAAGGCCCATCTACTAAACCCTGAATAGGCCCCTCGCATATAAGGTCTGTTACAGTTAAGGTCTGTCGAGACTGACCCGTCAGGCTCCGCCCCATGAAGATTGGGTTATCGTCGGGGCCTGGGTTATAAAAATCTCCTGGTATGTGAATAGTCGGTGCGTCTTGGATAGGCATTAGATGAATTCCTCTTGTAGTTCTGAATCTAGTATAGATATGTTATTGTTTGAGTCAATAGTTACGTTATTATTACGATACACCCCGTTTATTACGTCTAAGGCTATGGGCCTACCGGGTACTCTAAGCTCTCCATATAGTATCGGAACTGGATCTCCTTCAACAATTGTTTGAGTAGATCCTTGATACATATAATTTGTGGGGCTGTCTGAATCCACTGCTGGATCAGGGGCCAGCAGCTGTCCTATGCCTTGCAGGGCTAAGTTAGCTGCAAGACTTATTCCCATCATCTGCATACCTGAAAAAGTAGCACCCATGCCAGCAGACATAGTAGCACCGAAGCCTGATGCTGCGCCGGGCGTTAAGGCGAGCTGTGCTGCACCTGCGGTATATATTACAAGTACTGCTAGAGCAATCGCGGCTAGAATCTTGCCCATACCGCTCTTGGAGCCTGCGGGTATGGCTGTAATGGTAACATCACCCTCTTTTAAAGGAGTTAGTAAATCCTCCTCTGCTACTGACTCTCCTGCCATGTCAATTGTAAAGCCCACATTCTTATCTATAGACTCTAATAAGTACTGTTTAAACTCAGGTCTATTTGCGTTTATACATTTTAATATGCTTTGATGAGAGTCTGCATTTACATAAAAGACCTCTCCAAACTTCTCTTTAAGCTCTCCAGCTAGGGTAACTTTACGACGCATAACGATATACTCCAATTATATGTTTTTTCCAGAAAGGGTAGATATTCTCTCTGCAAGATATTCTGTTTTGTGCGTGATGATATATTAGATCATCACCTAAATATACTCCACAATGGTTACCTACTGCGGATCTGATTGCAAAAATGATTAGGTCACCTTTTTGCATATTACCTTCAACTTTCTTAAAACCCCAAGTACTAATATAGTCTTCTGTAAAGTAATCTAAACCTTTTTCCCACCAGTCGTCTTCGAAAGGTATTCTTTTTGGTAAGTCAATTCCCTGGGCTTTATAGTAATCTATGCCTGCCTCTAAACAATCCGAAACACCGAACTCATAGTCCCTACCATAAAGAGGTTTTGAAACACTCTCAGGCTCTAGGGTATGCAACTCCATTTCTGGATAACTAAAGATATAGTAAGGCACTCCTGTTGCATTACAATAATTTATATCTGAAATGCTCGGATCACAGCTTGCATCTGGGTGACTATGAACTACTCCTACAATATCACAATTTCTTGAGATTTTTAAGTATTGCTGAGAGTCTATTATAAAGTCTTCCTCGCCTTCTGCAATATTGTCGCAAGGGAACCACTGTAGATCTCCTTTAACTACTCCCAGTACTCCGCAACCTTCTTTTGGGTACCATTCCTCAAAATGCTTTTGTATCTGCTCTAAAAATTGAATCATATTAAAACTTCTGGGTTCCTGGAAACCCTCCAAAAGGCAGTACGCCCTGATTATTTTTTCTGCCATCTGGCGGCAGGTGGTCTTCTGGAGTTACGCCAGAAAAGTCTCTTGGTACGTACTGAAAGCGACATTTACAAGATTGTAATGTTTTACCACAGTTATCGTCTCTCACCCAATATTTAGAAGTATCGCTCGGAAGAATCGTACCTACTGTGGAGGTAGACGAATTATGTCCTACTATACATCTCCATATGTGATCATTAAGGAAGACTCGATCTCCTACTGCATAGGCCTCATTAGTAGCATCATGCGGCACATACGTAAATATGGGAGCCCATACAACACTTGGAGGCTTATTTCCAGTTGCTGAAGTATGCTCAGCTATACACCTCCAATACTTGCCCCCATCCTCTACATATGAGGTGGCTTTATAAAGCTGGCCTGTTGCCCAATCTGGTGCATTTGAATCGGTAAACCAATCTGCGCGAAATAAGAGAGTATCATCTATATCAAAAAAGGCTCTATGTGGGCGGGTAGAGTCGTCATTTAAGTTACTTTTAATAAATAAAATACTATCTGCAGGAAAACTACAACCTCCTTTATTTGCCGCAGCGCCTTGATACTGCCAAGAGCAGTACTTACCTACTACTACACGTCTCGGTAGTTTTATACCTTCTAAATCATAAGGAACGGCTACCTCAAATACAACCATAGTATTACTTTCTGAAGCAATTCTATCTATAATGTACTTAATAATAGGAAATTCTGTAGGAGCGGTACCAGCAGACCCCGCTGCGGATTCTCCATGTAGATGCTTTTTAAGGGTTCTTCGTCTTAGCAAAGCAGACCCTATTAAATCATCATTTGTAAAATCT